GAGAAGTTTATGCTTTAAGTACCACAACTTCTTCAAGTGGAGGTCAGCCCCCAACAGTTACTAATCAAAATGGTTATTATTTAAAAGACAATGATGAAGGTTTCTCATGGATTGCTAACTTTACAGGTGGAGGAAATGGTTGTATTGCCGGCCCTTTAAATGTTAATATAACGGATGGGAGAGCTTAATAAATGACATACGCAGAATTAATACAAAAAATCAGAGACTACACTGAAGTTAGTGCTAACGTTTTAACAGATAGCATTCTTAACGGTATGATTGAAAATGTTGAATTTAGAATTTTAAGAGATGTAGACTCAGACAATAACAGAAGGTATGCTACGGCAAATGTATTAACTAATACTAGATTTATTGATACTCCTACTAATGCTTTAGTTATAAGATCAGCTCAAATTGTAGATTCTGATGGCACTGCGGCTGATGATAATAGAGAATTTTTACAGTTTAGAGACACTAGTTTTATGTCTGAATTTAACCCTACGGGAGCAACAGGCGTGCCTAAATACTATAGTATGTGGGATGAAGATACTATTGTGATGGCTCCTACACCTAATGCTACCTATACAATTCAGTTAAATTATATCTTGAAAGATCCGGGTTTATCGGCTACAAATACGACTACATACTTAAGTACATATTTTCCCAATGGACTTTTATATGCGTGCCTCGCAGAGGCTTATGGATTTTTAAAAGGTCCTGTTGACATGCTTCAGTTATATGATAATAAGTACGTAGAGGCTGTTAAAGGATTCTCAATTGAACAAATGGGAAGACGAAGACGGGATGAATACCAAGCAGGTGTTCCTCGAATAGGAAAACAATAGGAGAAAAAAATTATGGCTATAACACAAGCGATCGCAAACACATTTAAGAAACAGCTTTTCGAAGCAGATATGAATTTTTTAGCAAGTCAAGATAAATTTAAAATAGCTTTATATACTTCTTCTGCAACTTTAAACTCAGCAACAACTGCATTCTCGACTAACCCAGGTGGTGGAGCTAATACTGAAGTAGCTAACACTGGTCAGTACGCATCAGGTGGTGGACTACTAGTTAATCTAGGAACATCATTAACAGCAGGTGTAGCAAGAGTTGATTTTAGTGACAGATCTTTTACAGGCGTAACTCTAACTGCTAGAGGCGCTTTAATTTATAACACATCATCAGCTACAACTAATGCTGCAGTATGTGTTTTAGATTTTGGAGCAGATAAAACAGCTACGTCAGGTGTTTTTACAATTCAATTCCCAGCAGCTACATCAACAGCAGCGATTTTAAGAATCTCTGGTTAATTAGGAGGTAGCCTCCTATGGCATCAGGAACTTGGAACACCGGCTTTTGGAGTCAAAACCAATGGGGAGATAACGCTAATCCTACTGTACAAGTAACTGGAATAGCACTTACCAATTCTTTAGGAGACGAAACCACTGCAGGTGAAATTAATGCAGGTTGGGGTAGACTCGAATGGGGTGTTCAGGCTTGGGGTATCCAAGGTACATTAATTCCTACAGGTCTTCCAGCAACTCTTTCTTTAGGAACCACAACAACTCAAATAGACGTACTCCCAATCCCGAGTGGAATTCCAATGACTGCCGTTGTTGGTGATGTACTCATTGATATTGCAACTACTGTTTTCCAAGATGGTATTGCAATGACTAATGTTTTAGGAACAGCCGACGCTGGTCCTGACGCTATGGCTACAGGTAATCAAGCCAACATGGCTTTAGGTACAATAGAAGCATTTAACCAAACAGGTTGGGGAAGACAATTCTGGGGCAGCAACGCCTGGGGTGTTGAAGGTCAATATGCAAATGTGGATGTATCAGGAATAGCTATGACTACGGCTGTAGGTACTCCTACGGAAATTAGTGGTGGTGCAACTGTAATTGCTAATACTTTAAACGTAGCTCAATTGACTTTAGGGGTAGTAGATCCTGCACCTGATGCAATGATTACAGGTGAATTTACGATTGCTGCTTTAGGTCAATTAGGTATGACTGGAGATGTTTCACCAGATGTTACTGGAATAGCAATGTCCGTTAACTTGGGTTCTGTGGCCATTGAATTAAATACTCCTGTAGATGTTACTGGTATTTCTATGAATAATCAGCTAGCTTCTCCTAGTGTAGTAATTCACGTAGATGTAGGAGTCACTGGATTAGCCTTGACTATGAACTTAAACAGTGCTAATGCTTTAATTTGGAATGAAGTTCCTACAGGTTCAGCACCTACGGATCCTCCTGGTTGGGTGGAAGTCGCTGCATAAAGAGTTTGACACTAACTCTTTAATTTTATAAAATAAATGGTATAAGGAATTAAAATATGGCTAACTCAACATCAGCAAGTTTAAAACTTACAGTACAAGCAACAGGTGAAAACTCCGGAACTTGGGGTGCAATCACAAATACAAACTTATTAATTTTAGAACAAGCAATTGGTGGATACGATGCTTTTAACGTAACCAATGCTAGTAGAGCTTTAACTTTTACAAATGGAGCCGTATCAAACGGTAAAAACGAAGTTATTAAATTAACAGGTACCTTAGCAGGAAACCTTAATGTAACTATTCCAGATTCAGTTGAAAAAACATACACAATAGAAAATACATGTAATCATGCAGGAAACACTTTAACTTTTAAAACTACATCGGGTTCAGGTGTTCTTTTATGTGAAGGTCATTCTTACAATTTATGGTCAGACGGAACTAATGTTTATAAGTCTTCAGAATTAAAAAAATGGAGAGCAATCTCTAGTGCTGAAACAGTTCAAGCTGGAGCACAAATTTTAGTAAATACAAATGGTGGAGCAGTAACTATAACTCTGCCCGCATCACCTGCTACAGGAGATCAAGTAAATTTTGTAGATCAAGGTTATGATTTCAACACTAACGCATTGACTGTTGGTAGAAACTCTTCTAATATAGCTAACGCAGCAGCGGATCTTGTAGTTAATACACAAGGTGCAGCTTTTGGATTAGTATATTCAGGAGACGCTACAACAGGATGGACATACACGGAGAAATAATATGGCAAATTACGAAGCAACTAAATATGATTTTGATGGAGCAAACCTTACAGGTATAGAGGGAATTCCTACAGCAACGATTGTTCCATGGTCTTCAGCATCAGTGCCAGCAGGTTTCTTAGAATGTGCCGGTGCAGCTGTTTCAAGATCAACTTATTCAGCATTATTTGCAATCGTAGGTACGACTTATGGTGCAGGTGATGGATCATCTACTTTTAATGTACCTGATTTACAAGACAATACACCAGTAGGAAAATCTGGAACTAAAGCTTTAGCTTCAACCGGTGGAGCAAACACTGTATCATCAACTGGAAATGTAGGTGGCGCAACAGCTAATGCAACAATTTCAGAAGCACAACTTGCTGCTCACAGTCATCCGGCTGGTGCAAATGCCGGACCTAGATCACCTTCTGCGCCTCCAGGTAACCCTATTAAAGCGTCCCCGGCGGCAACTACAGGTAGTACAGGTTCAGGTTCAGGTCACTCCCATAATATGAGTGCAAACTTTACAGGTGATGCAACTTCAGTTCTTCAACCTTATTTAACTTTAATTTATATTATAAAAACTTAGGAGAAAAAATGGCAAGTAATGGAACATGGGCAGTAATTTTTGATGATAAAAAGATAATAAAAAAATCAGATGATTTTGCTAACAATCCTACAGGATATAAAGTAAATGATGATTCTTTTTGGAGTCAATCTAAATTTAATAATATTTGGGCTATTCAATATGAAAATTCTAATGTTTCTGATCAAATAGAATATAGAGATGAAACACCTCATTCAAGTTATGCTGATGCAAATTTAGGAAATTTCAGTGAATTTATTACTAGATTTGATTCCGCTCATTTATCTCAACTACAATCTGATTGGGACTCTGACATTATTGAAGATGAAACTGACGTTGAAAAAATTGCTAGAATAGGTGCAAGACCTACTTCTTATTCTTCTTAATTATCTTAACATCATCCAAGAAGTTAAAATATATTTTTTACCAGACAATGGTGGATTACCTCTGTGAACATAAGGAAATCCTGCAGGCCATATAACTATTCTGCCTGTTTTTGGTTTTACTCTTTTGGAAAAATGTAAAAATTCTGTTTCTCCCCCTTCCTCTAAATCATTTAAATATATAGAAAAAACAAAAGCTCTAGGTTCATTTTCATAACCTTTCCCGTGTTCTATATGCCAAACGTGGTAACCTTCTGTAGGTAAGGTTTTTTGTATTTTTAAATCTGTAAAATGAAAAGGAACTCCGTAAGCATCATCTCCTCCTGTATTTTTTAAATAATGATTCCAGGCTAAATCAAAATTTAACATCATAGGTTTTAAAGATTCCCACCATACACTTACATTATAAGGTGCTGCAAAAAATTGTTGATCTTGTTTTTGTAATATAGATGTTTTTTCAGAACCTATTCTATTAATGGTATTGTTAAAATTGTTTTGATCTTCATATAATTTAATTGCTTTATCACAATCTTCTTTAGTAATGTAGTTATCATATACACCAATAAAATTATTTATATTTACTGTTTTTTCCATTTATTTCTTTTTTATTAGTTTGTTAATATCAGGTAACCATGAATATTTCAATGTTGAGTTTTCCATCATAAATTTAAGATCAAACAAATTTTCAACTAATACCTGACCTGAAAAATTTAAACTGGTATTTAAAAGAATATCCCCTGATGCTTTTAACAATTTATAATAATTTTTATTTTGATTAACATTAACTGTTTGAACCCTACTACTGCCATCAACTGCAGAAACGTTTTTTAAAAAACGTTTACATTTAAATGCATAAAGCATGTGTGGAGAAATAAAATTTTTATCCATATCAAAATATTCAAAAGCTTTTTCTTCAGTAACACTTGGAGAAAAAGGTCTGTACCATTCTCTTTTTTTAATATTGTTAATTTTTTCTATAGCATTTTTATGATCTTGGTTAATTAAAAGTGATCTATTTCCTAACCCTCTTTGTCCTTGTTCTGACCTACCTTGAAACAAAGCAACAGGATTATCTTTTAAAATTTCAGAAACTTTATTTTCATCACTATCAACAATTTCATAATCTTTAAATATAGATAAGTAATTATAATCCGGTATTGGTCCAAGGTAAACACTACTTAATTTTTGCAATTGTCCTTTTAAATAATAATTTAAAAGTCCTAAAGAAATTCCTGAATCAATACAGATAGGATCTATTTTAAAATTATTATAATTTAAAAAATAAGAATTAGCTAAAATATTTTGTGCTACTCCTCCAGAATAATTTACATTTTCAATAGGCATACTACCAACAATTTTTTTTTCTGTTTCTTTTTGAAAAGAAAACAAATAATTTTGAGATTGTTTGTCATTTTTATCTTCGGTTAAATTTATTTTTATATCTGTTTCTATAGTTTCAGTACCGTACTGTGACAAAGCCATTGTTTTTCCACATTGATTAAATGCATATCTATAAGAGGTGTTTAAAAGATTAGCTGTAACCAGACCATATTCTCCGCCAATACATTCGTATGTTTGTTTTTTTATTTTAAAATTTTTATCAAATATAGATTCTTTTTCATGTTTATTTAATTCTTTTTTATAAGAACCTGCTCCATCTATAACTACGTAATTTTTATTTGAACCTAAAGTTGCTTTACTACAATATGCATGAAACAAATGGTGTTGTCTATTTTGATTGTTATCAAAAGATATTATTTCTGAGTCAATGTTAATTAAATTAAAATTTTTAAATAAATTTTTATAATGTTCTTTATCTATAGAATTTTCAAAATCACTAAGATCAGTCAGTAATATTTTATCAAATTTTATTTTTAAAGAATGTAGATAATACAAAAAACTTCCAGAAAAATCTGTAGAATGTTTCATTCTATTAAATCTATCGAGTTGACAGTGAACTAATAATTTTTTATCTTTAGAAATTGAAAAGGCACCATCGTGTCCTAAGTGAATTGATAATATATACATAATTATCTCATAAATATTTGAACAGATATTCTAGGCATTATATCTGTCACCACTGGTACTACTTTATGTTGAATAGGTGATCTAACAATAAGCAAAGAGTTTCCTACAATAGGAATATATCCAGATCCTTCTTCATGTGAGAACATCAGTTCTCCTCCCCATTGTCTACTCCATCTTTTATTTACATAATAAGTAATACCATACTTCCAGTTACTATCGTCATGCCAATTAATACCTGCTCCTTTTTTCATATAATGAATTACAAAATTATTTTTTTTAACATCGGTAGGTTTAAAAAAAGGATTGTGTTTTACTAGAGTTAAAAGTTTTTGAAAAGGTTTATATGTTAAAGGTTTGTTTAACATTATGTCGCTTTTTAAAGGTGGCTGTATATTTTCATACAAAAATTTATGCCAACTTTTTTCAGTAGAATGTAGTTTTATTTTATTTCTATCTTTAATTATAGAATCATGAATAGTTTTATATGTATTATGGTCTAAAAAATTATTTATCCACCATATTTTTCCTGGAATATGTAAACGTAAATTCATTATATTTTTCCAAACTGATCATAAGCATGATCTTTGTTAGGTCCTGTTTGATTAACGTAATGTAAAAAAACTTGAGCCATACCTTCACCTTTATATATACCTGGTCTTCCATGTTCTTGATCACAGCCTGCATATAAAACAGCATCTCCTTCTTTTAATTCAAAAGACACTCCTTCAACAACAATAGGCCAATTATCATATTTTTTTATGCAAGCTGTTACAGATACCTCACAAGCTGGTCTATCAACATGTTTAGGTAAAGTTGCACCAAGCACATAGTATCTCCAATATGCGTAAGTAGGATAAAGTTTTAATTTTGAATATAATTCTACTTTAGACAATTTTGAATATAATATGGAATTCATTAAAGGGTCATTATACCAAGCTGGAGAAAAGGACTGATCATCTAATTGATAGTCTTTGTTTTGATCTAATTTATTATAACAATATCTTGAAAAGATATCTAATTCTTTTTGTGTAAAAAAATTTTTAATTAATTTAAAATTTACTGCAGCCATGCAACTATACTATACCTCGTACCTTTTTTAATAGGTTCAATACTATGTGGATACATAAAATTACTTGGAAAAAAAACAACTGAACCTTCATTAAGTTTATATCTTTTAATTTCTTTTTCATATTGATCTGTAAATATTAAATCGCCTCCTTCGTAATCTTCATTTAAATTTATAATAATACTTAAATGTCTAGGGGAAATTGTAAAGTGATCAGTGTGGACCTCGTATTTGCCTCCAGGTAAATATTTTAGTAAATCAATTTGATTTATTTTAATACTCATCATTTTTGGAAACTTAGCTTTATAAAGAGCATATACTCTTTCAATTTCTTTTTTAATAACGTTCCAATAGAATAAATTAGTGGGAGTTGCAAAATTTAAATGATAACCATTAACATTTCTTACATTTTGATTAACACCTCCATCATTAATTTGAAGTTTGTCTTTTGATTTTTTATCTATTAAAGCAATTAAATTTTTTGTAATAGTTGGATTTATTACTTTCTTTAATTCTATTATTGCTTCGGTATGATCCATTATTTTATATCAACTTTATTATTCATGTAAAAAACAGTTTATTGAATATCTAACACCTTTTGTTATAGGCTCAGTGCCGTGAATCCAAATTGGTTCTGCAGGAAACAACATTGCATCTCCTGTTTTAAAGGATATTTTTTCTTGACCATTAAAAAATCTAAACTCTCCTCCTTCGTAATCTTCATTTAAATTTATAGTACAGGAAGCTCTTATTGATCCTTCAACATCTGTGTGGTCTCCGATAAACTGCCCTTTCTCATATTTTAATATTCTAAGATTAGATGTTTTCTTTATTAAAAGTTCATCAAATGTAGGACATATGTTTTTTTGTATGTGTAAAACATAGTTTGCAATCATTATTGAAATATAAGCTCTTGCTGTATTAAAAGGTTTTTTAAATTTATCATCTAATACACTTAATTTTGATAGATTCATACAAAGAAAATTATCATCTATTCTTTTTTTATATTTATATTTGTAGCTACCTTCAGGTAAAGATTCATGTTTATTATCTTCGTAAAATTTTATTAGGTATTTACATGTATCTTTTGAAACTAATCCATTAATATGAAATTTTAAATCTGTTATTTTGTTGCTAAATACCATTTAAATTCTTTCTAAAATAATCGCCAGTATACACTTTTTTTATTTCAGGGAAATAAACATAATCAAAAGGCTGTTGTAGTTTATTATTTTTAAACATAATTTCAAGGTCTTTTATTTCATTAACTAAAGGTTGTCCTGCTAAATTCAAAGAAGTGTTTACTAAAATAGGAACACCTGTTAATTTATAAAATTCTTTTATTAAGTTATAGTAATGAAAGTTTTGTTTTTGAGTAACTGTTTGTATTCTACAGGTGTTATCTACATGAGTGACTCCTGGTATTTCTTTCTTAACTTTAAAAACATAAGACATAAAAGGAGTTTCTTTTTTTGTTTTTAAATCAAACCATTCTTTAGAATATTCATGTAAAATTGTTCCTGCGGCTGGTCTGAACCATCCCCTGTTTTTAAGAAGATTTATTTTTTCTTTAGCAAAAAAATCTCTTGGATCAAATAAAAAAGACCTATTACCCAAAGCTCTTTTTCCTAATTCATTTCTTCCTTGATAAATACCTACTATTAATTTTTCTGTTAGTATTTTAGCAATATCTTTTGGTTCTACATTATAACCTTCACTTAAATTTAAATATGTGTAATTAGGAACATCTCCTAAAAATAAATTATCTATTTTTTTATTTGTAAATTTATTTTTATTTGCATACCATAAAGCTGCACCCATCGACAAACCGCTATCGTCTGCAAAAGGATCTACATATAAATCGGGACAAATGTCTAATATTTTAGAGTTTAAAACTGTATTTTGAAAAGTCCCTCCTGACACACAAAGGTTTCTTTTTTTATCTTTTATAATATTTTTAACATATTTTAAAATTATATATTCTAAATCTTTTTGAATATAAAAACATCTATTTATATTTGACATATGTACATAAAAAGAGTCAGCGATTGATTGAAAATGATTTAACTTTTCTTTAAAAAATACAGGTCGATAATTACTTGACTCTTTAAGGTAACACGAAAAACCCATAACAGAACCAGGTTCTTTAAAAGAACATTTTGTTTGTACATCTTGGTATGCTTTACCTAAACTTAAAGTATTGATAAAAATATTTTTTGATTCAATTTTTTCTTCACCACTTGTCATATAGAATTGAAATATTTTTTTAAATTTATTTTTATTGAAATAAAACAATGATACTATTTCGCTACTTTCATCCCCTGTATTACCAGTTCCGTCTGATACTAAAACATAGGATTTATTAAAACCAGAATTAAAGTAAGAACAACACGCATGAAAAAAATGATGGTTATTTTCTTTTATTGCTTCCTTATAGGTAATATTCA